GACGAAATGACCACGGGCCTTCCGGTTTCGCGACTGATCAATGTCAGCGTGAATCTCGCTCCCTCCGCCGCTCAGGCTCCCAACCTGAACAGCCTGCTCATCGTCGGCGATTCCGACGTGATTGACACCCAGACCCGCATCGTCTCGTTCGGATCGCTGACCGAGGTCGCCGCGCTCTTCGGGACCACGGCGCCGGAATATCTGGCCGCGTCGCTGTTCTTCGCGCAGGCCCCGTCTCCCACGCAGCTTTTCATCGGTCGGTGGGCGCAGGCCGCGACCAATGGCCGACTGTTCGGCGGCGCACTGTCGGCGGCACAACAGCTGCTCTCGGTGTTCACCTCGATCACCACGGGCGCGTTCAAGATCCAAGTCGATGGCGGCGCGCTGACCACGATCTCGGCGCTCGATTTCCACCTCGTGACCAACCTGAACGGCGTCGCGACCATCATCAACACCGCCCTGACCGGCGCGTCGATCGCTGCGACGTGCTCCTGGGACGGGACGCGGTTCACGTTCAAGAGCAATTCGACCGGCGCCACCTCCGTCGTGGCCCCGCTCCAGGCTCCTGGGTCCGGCGTCAATATGGTCCCCGTGCTGAACGGGTCGCTGGCCCTGGGCGCGCGCGAGGTCGATGGTATCGCCGCCGAGACCGCCCTGGCCTGCGTCAACATCATGGACGCCCAGCCGGTGAGCTGGTACGCGCTCACCTTCGCCTCGACCCATTTCGTCGATCCCGCGAACAATTCCGATATCCTGGCCGTCGCCGCCTATATCGAGGGCGTCACCCCCAAGCATCTGTTCGGCGTGTCCGCCTCGGGCGCCGGTGCGGTCGATCCCACCAGCACGACCGACATCGGCTATCTGCTCAAGGCCGCGAATTATCAGCAGACCGCGGTGCAGTACAACAGCGCGGGCCTCTATGCCGTCGCGTCGCTGTTCGGGCGCATCCTGACGACCAATTTCGCGGCGAACAACAGCATGATCACGCTGATGTTCAAGCAGGAACCCGGCGTCACCGCTGAGCAACTGACCACGCAGCAGGCCGACGCGCTCAAGGCGAAGAACATCAACGTGTTCGTCGCCTATGATAATGCGACCGCCATCATCGAATATGGGACCGTCGCCAACGGCTACTATATCGACGAGGTCTATGGTGTCGCGTGGCTGCGGTTCCGCATCCAAACCGACCTCTATAACGCGCTCTACACCAGTGCGACCAAGATCCCGCAGACCGACAGCGGCATGGCGCAACTGGCCGCCGTGATCTCGGCCTCCTGCGCCGCCGCCGTGAACAACGGCCTGGTGGGCGCGGGGACGTGGACGGCCGGCGGGTTCGGGCAACTCAAGCCGGGCGACTTCCTGCCCAATGGCTTCTATGTCTACGCGCCGCCGATCTCGCTGCAATCGTCCTCGGATCGGACGGCCCGCAAGTCGGTCGCGTTCCAAGTCGCCGCCAAGCTCGCCGGGGCCGTCCACTCGGTGGACGTCACGCTCACCATCAACCGCTAAGAGGGCTAGATGGCCACCTACTCGTTCAAGTCAGTCCAGGCGACCATCACCGGCCCCGGCGGCACGCTCCCCCTGGCCAATGGCGCCGCGGCGGCCGAAGAGGGCATCACCTTCGCGCCCGACGACGACCGGAACACGCGAACCATGGGCGCGGGCGGCGAGGGGATGCACTCCCTGCACGTCGCCAAGCCGGGCAAGGTGACCGTGCGGCTGCTCAAGACGTCGCCCGTGAACGCCGCCCTGATGCAGATGTTCAACCTCCAGCAGGCCGATCCATCGCTCTGGGGGAACAACACCATCGATCTTCGCGACACCTATCGCGGTGACGTCGCGGTCGCCCGCCAGTGCGCGTTCAAGAACCCGCCGAGCCTCACCTATGCCAAGGACGGCGGCATGAACGAGTGGGAATTCGAGGCCGTCTATATCGACGAGACCCTGGGCACCGGCCTGCCGAGCCTGTTCTAGTGGCCGGCGTCGTCGAGTTCGAAATCGCGGGCATCAAGTATCGGGCGAACCCGATGGATGCGCGACGCCAGTTTCATGTGGCGTCCAAGCTGATGTCCGTGGCCATTGCGTTCGGGTCCAATCCCATGACGGCCATGTCGCAACTGTCGATCGAGGATTCCGACTTCGTGATCAACGAGTGCCTGCGCGTGACGCATCGCCTTGAGGGGGCGTCGTGGGCCGATGTGATGGCGCCCACGGGCATCATCATGTTCGAAGATATCCGCCTCTCCCTGGCCGCCCTGATGCAGATCGTCATTCCCGTGGTGGAGGCGAACGCTCAGGCTTTTTTGTCCGAACTCCCC